CCCACGGACCCCCGAAGGGTATCCTGGACCTGGTGCCGTTTCCCCGCCCAGGAGAATCCCCGAATGTTGGTGATATCAACCTGCTGAGTCGCGTGATGGACGTCAAGCCTAAGGTCCATATTTTCGGTCACATCCATGAGGGCCATGGTTCTTATATTCGCCCCGAAGTGTGGGATACCAAGTTCTATAATGTCAGTGTGTGTGATGGTGATTACAGACCAGTGAACCCCGTTACCGTGATCGATCTATAGGAGAACGTTATGCCACAGTACCTCGTCAAGAATATCGAGACCGAAGTGGTCTCTGAGTTGCCTCTCATGTCATGGGAGCAGCTACAGAAGTTTCTCAGTGAGAACACCAGCTATGAGCCGGTCCTCACAAAGCCCGCGTTCGTCAAGGTGAACTGATGCCTAGCTACGATTTCAAGAACAAGGAAACGGGTGAGGTCTCTGAGTTTACCATGTCCTACAAGGACCTGGAGAAATTTGGGCAGGAGCATCCAGAACTTGAGCAGGTATTCCTGGTCATGCACGTCGGTGACCCTGTGCTGCTAGGTGTTAGGAAGGTGCCCAGTGATTTCACCAACCACGTCCTTGCGCCGATTGAAAAGCACTACTTCAAGGGACGCCGAGAGACGCGGTTTGGAACCAGCAAGCAGCAAGTATGATTTTCCAGCGCACCACAGTCCCAGGACTCAATTATCAGTTGCCCGTGCTCACGCGAGCGGGCTCCCGGTACTATGTGACACCTGAGGGCAACAAGTATCCTTCAGCATCCACAATAGCAGGTCTCCTGACTCGTGACGGAATCACAGCCTGGCGTGCCAAGGTCGGCACGGAAACCGCCGATAGAATCTCCAAGCGCGGGGCTGATCGAGGCACCAATGTTCACGCGGTGTGCGAGAGTTATTTGCGGGGCACCCTGACACCCCTTGAGCGACTTGGTATCATGCCAACACTCAAAGAGATGTTTCTGTCGCTTCAAAAAACCTTTGATGCCAATATTTCGGAAGTCTATGCGATTGAGCAACCCCTGTATTCTGATCGACTCAAGATTGCAGGTCGCTGTGATGCGGTAGTGGTTTGGAATAAGCTGTTAGCGATTCTGGACGTGAAAACTGCGAATCGCCACAAACCAGAGGAATGGATTCTGAATTACTTTGTGCAAACCGCTGCCTATGCGGAAATGTTTGAAGAGCGCACGGGTATGCCGATTGATCGAATCGTTCTAGCAACCGCGATAGAGGGCGAATCCCATGCGGTGATTCACAATAGGTCCAAAGCTGAGTATCTGCCCATTCTTCATAAATGCATCGACCAATATTACAAGGAAAACGGTTCCCAATTTGCCTAGGAGGTCACTTCATGAGACGTGAACTACTACATCTGGTTCGAGTGTTACTGGTCCTATCGTTGCTGGTGGTGTTTCCGCTGGCACAAATTTCAATGTCGGATACCACGGTGTCCCCATCTTCGCCCTACAGCGAGAGTACCAAAGTGATCGACTATACACCCACACCGCAGGACGAGAAGTGCTTGACACAGGCCATCTACTACGAAGCGGGGAACCAATCGGTTATTGGTAAGGAAGCGGTCGCTTGGGTCGTCCTGAACCGTGTCGGTCGTCATGGATACCCCAAAACTGTCTGTGGTGTGATTGCTCAGTCTTCCAGGGTGGAAGATGTCAAAGTCTGCCAGTTTTCTTTTTGGTGTGAGGAACGCTACAAGCCTAACCAGATTCTCTGGAACGAGTCGCAAGAAATCGCTCATAGAGTCTTGCAAAACATCGGGAATCGTGCTATAATGAATCAGTATGGTGATGCGACCTATTACCATGCGCGTTACGTCCACCCCGCGTGGGCGAAGCACAAGATTCGATTGGGTGTGATAGAGGATCACATTTTTTACAGGGAGCCGTGATGAGCATTGAGGATTGGTTTTTTATATTCGTCATGGTCGTCATGATGGTCGTGTTTTCGTTGTCGGTAGCAGGGTTAGTGAAATACTTTTTTCAATAGGGGGTTATCATGGCATTGACAGCATTGGTGGTGAGTTTGAATCAGGAAGAAAAGGATCGTTTGTTGAAGGCGGTCAAGGAAATGTCGAACTCGCTGGCTCGCGCCGAGGGTGAGGCTGAGTATGTCAGAGAAGCGACCAAGAAAATCGCTGACGACGTGAAGTTGTCCAAGAAAATGGTCAGCAAGCTTGTCAAGGTCTATCACAAGCAAAACTTCGAAGAACAAGTGGCGATCCACAACGAATTCGAGGACCTCTACAAGGCACTTGTCAAATAATGCCCACCAAAGAAGAAATACAAAATTTCTCTCTGATGCTCAGGGAATACTCCGCTCGACGGAATGTTTCTCTGTGGGATGGGTTGCTCCATTACTGTGAGCAGACGGGCATGGAGTCTGAGGTCGCCGCATCGTTGCTAACCAAGGCCGTCCGTGCTGACTTGACGATTGAGATTCAAGACCTCAATTTGCTCAAGCGGCGCGGGAAGAAAGATGGACGCCTACCTGTATGAGCGTAACCGGTTTCGACGCCTTCAAATTATACCAATCACTCCACCTCCACTTTACAGACCCCAAGTATGATTTCTTTCGCTACAAGGGGTCTGTAAAACATTGTACCCCCGACAAATTCGAGATTCGCCGCGACAAGTTCTTTTTCCACCGGCTCGCCAAGAAATATCCCATTACAGAAGAACTTGCATTCTTCCTGGCTGCGAATTTTTTCTCTCTGAAGGTCGATTGGGTGCGCGATGTGACCTCGGATGAGTCTGAGGATGTCTATAAGTCTCGCAAGCGTATCAAAGAGTCCTTGGAGTATGTGGTGATTGGTGACCTCAAGGAACGGGGGTACACGGTAGACAGCCTCCAGGCAGCGATTGTGGTAACCAATGGACAGTACCCGACGCTGCTGACCCAAGCATTGACCCACGAGATACACGAGGAAACGGTCGTCGTGCTGAATACCCTGATCCATTTCCTGCCGACCTGGGGCAAGCTGATCACTGATACCATCGTGTTTCCGGCGGTCAAAACACGCTACGAAGCCTACACCCCGTTTCTTGGTATCGACCGAGAATTATTTCGAGAAAGCATCAAAAAGCAGTTGACAAACTAGCTAAATAGTGTTACAATAGCATCCAATATGCGTTCTTTTATAAAACCATATTATCACTAACAGGAGGTCTTTTTATGTCCAGTGCAACCAGTTTCTCCGCCCTCAAGCGGTCTCGCGGTTCAGTTGAAAAACTTACCCAGGCCATTCAGAATCTCAACACAAAAAATGAAAAGAAAGAGGACGAACGTCTTTGGGAACCTACCGTCGATAAGGCCGGTAATGGTATCGCCATCATTCGCTTCCTACCCGCTCCCCCACAAGATGGTGAAGATGGTCTCCCTTGGGTACGCACCTTCTCGCACGGCTTTCAAGGACCGGGTGGATGGTTGATTGACCTGTGCCTGACCACGCTGGACCAAAAGTGCCCGGTGTGCGAACAGAACACGGTGCTCTGGAATTCAGGTGTCGAGGCCAACAAAGGCATTGCGCGTGACCGGAAGCGTAAGCTGTCCTACTTTGCGAATATCTTGGTGGTCTCTGACCCCGCGAAGCCAGAGAACGACGGTAAGGTCAAGTTGTTCCGTTTTGGCAAGAAGATTTTCGACAAGGTTTCGGAAAAGATGCATCCAGAATTTCCAGACGAAAAGGCATTCAGCCCATTCGATTTGTGGGATGGTGCGAACTTCAAGCTCAAGATTCGCCAGGTCGAAGGGTACCGTAACTACGACAAGAGCGAATTCGCAGCACAGGCCCCAGTGTCCACCGACGACGCGGTGCTCGAAAAGCTCTGGCAATCGGAATTCTCATTGAGGGAATTCATTGCTCCAAAGCACTTCAAGACCTATGAGCAGATTGCTGCTCGCATGACCCTGGTACTGGGTAGTGTCGCAATCAACACCTCAGCCGAGAAGTCGGTGTCAGCGGCGTTGACCGACGATACCGATGTAGGTGTCGTTGCGCCCGTCGTTCATCCAGGATTGCCGCCGTCGGCGCCACCGGATGAGGACGACATGAGCTTCTTCCAGAACTTGGCAGAGTCCGAGTAAACTAAATAGGTGCCACCGGGTCTCACGATTCAGTGGCACCAAACAGAGCACGCACGGGGGCTAAAAGGGTCCAGGAGGGCTCTTTAGGTAGGCACCTATGTCAGGATATGTACCAAAGTTGAAGGGGTAACCATGAGGTCATTCATTATCACAGTGTTTTTGTTACTGGGGCTTGCTGGTGTCGCGTTCGCGGCCGGGCAAAAGGAACCCTCGTACCCACCCTATTGCTGGCAGCAACCTGCGGGCCAAACGCTGTGGTTCCCTTGTGGGTCCGATGACGCGAAGGTGGCTCATTGCGCGAATCTCATGGAAACGGCCATGATAAAGGTTGACCCTTACCTGGAGTTGATTGAAAGGGGTTCGTCCAAGCTGTCACCTGCAAAAAAAGAAGAGTTGAAACGTGCGTTCTACACCTGGAATCGAATCAAGCACGAGTGTTGGAAACAGTTTGAAGCCGAGCGACTAGGGGGGCAGCATTTGCACTGAGGTCACAGAAATTCACAGCGTCGGTCGATGCCACCGGGTCTCACGATTCGGTGGCATTTGTGCGTCTAGGCGGGCACATAATGACGGTCCAGGGACCGTTGATAACTTGATTCTCCGCTTCGTGCTGGAGGCATTCCCTGGTTGAAGGTCGGGGCATTGGTGACTTGGTTGTTGACGTTGTTGATCACCGCTGCGGTATTCTTTCCTCCGCCTGGTGCCTCGGTGGCTGCGTTGCGTTGGAGGTCGTTGGCTTGTGTGAGTGTTTGACCAGAGCTAGGTGCCGGCGCAGGAAGTTCCATTGGTGCTGCTGAAGCTGTCGGAACGCCGGTCCTTGTGGACGTCGGCACCTGTGAGGCGATGCTGTCGGCCAGGCGACTAGAGACTTCTGGAGCCAGTGACTTCAATCGGTTCTCGCTCTCTGGGTCAGTCTGGATATGCAGCGGCTGCCCAGTGGTGTCTCTGTAGAGGTCTCCATAGGATTTGGCTAACGCTTGCCCAAGGATTTTTGCAGCAGGACTCTTGATTGGAGACTCGCCGCGCAGACCTCGAACTGCTTCTTCGGTGTATTTTCCGCTACGAATTCCTTCCAGTTCACTTGGCGTCAGGTTCTTGGCTTGGTCTTGTTGGGCAAACCCAGATGCAACGGACTCTGCGCTCTTGGATACTTGACTCGCGGGCGCCACAGCCGCAGCCAGTTTTCGCTGTGCTCTCGCAGCACCACCCCCACCTGCCGCCACTTCTTTTTCGAGGGCCAGTCGTTTCTCCTCTGGTGTTTCGATTTTGAATTGTAGGGCTTTGGGAAGTATTTCGTTCAGTGTGCTCTTGATTCCCTTGACGGTCCCCTCAACCCCATCGAGGATGGTATCATAGATGGACGTGAAGGACCCTGCTACCCAATCTTTCATTTTTACGAAGCCGCCTTTGATGGATTCCCAGAGATCAAGCACTGACTCTTTGAGGAGTGATACGGAGGTCTTGATATTTTCCCATTGCGCGTAGAGTGCTACTCCGGCGGCCGCAAGGGATGCGATAGCGAGACCGAGGGGGCTGAATAGCATGTTAAGTAGTTTCTTGAACATACTGTCCTCTTTTTTCTCTACTGGCTTTCCATTCTTGTCAATCTGGGTGGGTAGCTGAGATTCGTGAACGGCTCCAACGGCTGCCGTGTCCTTTGCTTCGTCCCGCATCCTATCCAGAGTTGTGGCCTGCTGCTCCGTAGACTCACTCTCTTTTTTTGTTGATTCTTCAATTTGCTTGCTTGACAGATTTAGGTTTGTAAGGTGATCCAGAATTTCTGTCAGTGTCGTGGCCATGCTCTGTAGGAGCGTGGTTGCCCTGTCTGAAGCCACAGGAGATGGGGCACCGCTATCCTGTCCACCCATAAACGGTGTGGGTGTCTCGGCGAGTGGTTGGAGTCCAGCAGCACTACGTATGGATTGCTCTGAGCGACCCATAGCCTTTCCAGCCAGCACGGTCGCCAACTTTGATCCACCGGTGATTCGGTGCACGATGTTCAGCGGGTCGAACTTGCGCTTGAAGGAGGCCTTGAGCTTGTCTTTTTTGAAACCGAGGGCTTCTTTTGCAGCACCCGCGAGACTCTGACCAGAGGCCAGGGCATCGGCGGCCACATCGGACATTGTGTTTTCGCGGTGCTGAGAGACCACGATTTGATTCCTGATATTTTTCAGGGCGTCAAGAATCTGCTTCTTGGTATCTTTCCCTAAATCGACCTTTTGGTTAGGAGCAGACGTCCGGCGTTCGTGGATATGTGCTTTGGCGACTTCGGCTGGAGGCTCGGTGTTCTTGGCGATTTCGTCAAGACTTTCGTGCATCTCAGCAAACTGGTTTTTCAGGTCTTGGAGTGGGTCTTTTTCGACGGCCATTAGCGTTTCCTTTGCGCGTTAAGAGACTTGATGCGAGCGTTTTCCTTTTCGACTCGTTGCTGGACCAGGGTCAGATAGATCAAGCGTTCCCAGGGCATGAGGTTCTCAAGCTCCGAGACACTAAATTTATGATCCTGCACCAAAGCGAACGTTGTAGTGTAGTAGTTCGCTAGATTATCATGCTGCAGGATTAGACGAAAAAACTATCCAACCCTCGCACCAGGATTCCCTCTGTGTGACTACACCTCGGGCACTTGAACGGCACGGATAATTCGAGTTTCGGCATCGACTCAAAGAATGCGTCCATCTTGTCAACTTGCGTGTGGTTCAGGTCATTGACAAAATCCACCACTTCTTCGCGTGGCACGTCCTTGGTCATCACCACAGTGTTCGTGTCATTGATCGATTCGATACAGTCCACGAGAAAATTGAAGGCCTCGTCGGCTGAAAGGTCCTTGCGTGAAATGTTTCTGAACGACTTGAACGTAGGATACCGTAAGGTGATCCCCACACCCTCAGTCAACTGCACATACTTGTTGTGATCCGCACCAAACTTTGGCTGGATGCTCAACAGGTCAACGGGGTACTCTGAGATGGTATTGCAGGATACCGTGTTCCCAGTGTTCGCGTCGACCACAGACTGGTTACACTTGTAGCGCAGCGTGACCATTTCTCCGATGCTACGGGCCCGGAGATTGAGGAACAAAAACTCCACATCGAATAGAGGTAGCTTGTCTATGTCAATTTTTGAGATGCTACCTACACAATTCTCAAGAATTTGCTTTGCGGTACTGATGATCGTCGCCGTCTCATCGGACTGCATCGCAATCATGAGTAACTTTTCCTCTTTCACGAGGAACGGTCTGAATGATACTTTCAAACCCGATGGACACACCACTTCATAGAGTGGAACAGTAAGTTTTGGTAATGCCATGATAATTCACCTTTTGTTAGAATGGTAATTTGCTTCTCAACGAAGCGAAGATGCCGTCGCTACTTCCTTTTGGTGGTTTGGGGGATGCGTTGAACTCATGTCTGACTGATCTGTTTGATGACCCCGGGCCAGTTATCAGTTGATACCATTCAAAGGCCATGGTGACGGTGGTGCGATGAAGTCCATCTTCTGACCATGACACGGGCATTTGATTGACCGATGTGGGAAACGCATTGAACATTTCCCACTTCGCAATGGTCTCTAGGTTGGATGGGGGAGTCACGGTTTCTTTGACTGAATGGGGACGTGATCCATCGACCACATCATACTGCCTGAGAGTGATGTCGGAGTGATAAGTCTCAGGAAAGGCGAGCATGTTGGTTGTGGGGTTAAAGATTATGCTCATCCATGCTTCAAAGAAAGTGCGAATCAAGAATGTGTCCGTTTCAAGGAAGTTGAATGTGGTCTCTTGATAGAGCGACTGATAGGGTGTTTTGTATGTTGGTCCATAGGTCCGCGAGTCATTGGAGATGAGTTGTCGACCGGGTAATTCTGCAGATTCACAGCGCAGCCCCATCAACCTGTCCATATCGGAAAAAAGAACAGAACCATCTGATCCCCTTATGACGATGGGGATTGACAAACTGAAATGAGAAGTCTTGGCAATTCCATATTGGCCAAGAGATGCGAGGAAATCGGTGTATTGTCCAGCCACTTAGTACCCCCTATTGATCAATTCCTTCGTGATAAATTCTAGTTCCTTGAAGCGCAGAACCATACGAATGTTGACGGGATGGCTGTCCTCTCCCTGGTAGAACGCGCTCCCTGAGGGTGCGTAGTCCAGCGACACATCCGTAAGCACGCAGGTTGAAATCTTTCCCAAACTTCTCGCTGAAAATTCAATATCAAATTCCGAGGGGGGAATGAAATATCGTCCGATTCCTTTGTCGAGCAATTCGGGCGCGGAGTGGAACTTGAATAGGTGAATGATATGTCCGACTGCTTCAGCTTCTTTCTTGCTGCGGGGTGCGAAGAGAAATTCAAAATTGAATTCGCGGAGAACGGGCGACTGGTAGATGACGTCTACCTGTGGATTGACCGCGACCCCCAGGGCTGAGGCTGCTAGTGACGCACCCAATCCTGGAACTGCTTCACCAAGTAGTTCGGCCAATGGGGCGCCCGCGGCCCGCCCTTCCTTGGAATCAAGGCTCGCCAAGATTCCCGTGATGCCGCTCTTTTTGAAGCCCTCGACGGCTGAATCGGCCAACTTAGGGAGAGACGCACCCGCCTGAACAAGGCTCATCCCTATGATACCTGATAGACTTGCTTCACCGAACTGGTTAGTAAAATTCCACGCGAGCGTGTCGGGCATAAACAACCGAATCGCTTGAATGGTGCGGTGTGTTTTGCGTCCAAATCCAATGTTGTTGGTCCCTGGAATACTTTTCGCCATGGTCCTGCTGGCTCGTGCATTGATATCAACGGTTGATAGCGGTGAAGCCGTACCTGACTTTTTAGGCTTATACTTGGACAAGTCCTGAGTTGCGATGTAGAACGTCATGTAATGAGGGTGTCTGGTGATATCGTTGGCCAGGTCTAGGGGGTATTGGGCATACTCATAGTCGTAGTCTTTTTGGAGCTTTTCCCTCTTGCCCCGTTGCTCGGGTTTCTCTGCCGAGGTCATTTGAACGATGGTACCCGAACCAGCACCTACAATATCAGAGCCGAGTTTGGCACCGCCGGTGACCACACTGCCTAAAAAACTAACCACAGGATTGTCCGGCATAAATACCTCCAATGAACTGCATCAGTGTATTTATGTCACATTGAGGGAACCAGTGAGCAAATACCACCAGGGTCGCTATCGACCTCAGAATCCCAAAAAATACGCCGGGAACCCCAACGACATTATCTATAGGTCGGGGTGGGAACTTCAACTTATGAAGCAATTCGATACCTCGGAGTCTGTGGTCCTATGGAACTCTGAGGGTATCGTCGTCCCCTATCGGTCGCCGCTGGATGGTGAGATGCATCGGTACTTCCCTGATTTTTTGATAAAGGTCAAGGACAGGGGTGGGGTCGTCAAGACCTGGATGATTGAGGTGAAACCGCACGGTCAGACCCAGCTTCGGGGCACCAAACGAAATACCAGAAAGTTCCTCTCCGAGGTGGCGACCTATGCGGTGAATCAGTCCAAGTGGGCGGCCGCCGAGGAATTCTGTAAGGACCAGGGATGGACATTTCAGGTCATCACCGAAAAACACCATTCCTTCCTGTGATATAAATAATCTTATGGCGACACTTATACAAAAAATTCACGAACAAGCGGTCACCAAGCACGTCGATACCTCGATGGCTTTTGGTCGTTCTTGGCTCCTCCAAAAGGTGGCCAAGCTGACACCATCGGCCAAAAACCGCATAGAGCTTCTGCGAGACCGGGAAGCCCAACGCACTCGGACCATGATAGGGAGATTCTACTTCTTCTTCTACTCACCCAAGGGTCACGAGACGCTACCCTACTGGGACCGATTCCCGTTGGTCATCCCCATCATGAGATACCATGACGGATTCCTTGGACTCAACCTCCACTACATTCCACCCAAGGACCGACTGATTCTCTTGACACAACTGAAGAGGTTTGCCACAGGTCCGCTGACAGACGAACGCACCAGACTGCGACTGTCCTATCCACTGTTGAAAGCCGCACACGCTGCGTATCGTGCAACCCCCTGTATCAAGCGGTACCTTGGTGGATTCGTGCGCTCAAGGTTCATCGAAATTCCTACTACGGAGTGGGACATTGCAGCCGCACTTCCGTTGCAGAGTTTCACAGGACAGACCAGTATTCACAAAGAAGAAGTGTGGGCTGAATCGAAGGAGCGATACTAATGCCATCCGAATACTTTTCAAACTTTCCCTATGTTGGGTATTCACTCAACGAATCACCACAGCCCGGTGAGTTGACGTGGGTCACGGATATTTTCCGTCGCACCGCACCCATCAAAGATTTACTCAAGAACAGGCAGATGTTTTATCGGTACCAAATCGCTGACGGCGAGACCCCAGAGATGATTGCGGCCCGAGAATATGGCTCACCAACGTATCATTGGGTGATCAATATTCTGAACAACATCACCGATCCGTTGCTGGACTGGCCCAAAGACTATGCGAATCTGGTAGCGTATATCAACGAGACCTATGGTTCCATCGCCAGTGCGGCAAGCTCCATTCACCACTATACCATGACCCTCAGCAAGGTGGATTCAGAGGGCAACTCCAGTGAAGAGACCTTTATCATCGATGAGACCAAGTATGATACACTCACCTCTCTGGTTCCTGTGGTCACCACATTCAGCAATGGCGTGACCGTGACCGTCACCACGACCCGGTCGACTGTGGACAATTACACCTATGAGATTGATCGAAACGAGGCCAAGCGCGTCATTGTCCTTCTCAGAGAGACGTACCTTGCTCAAATAGCCACCGAACTGGAAGGCCTAGTGACCTAAGATGCCCACACAAGATGGATTACAGTTTGCCAGCGAATTTCAGCTTGACGCCCTCACCATTGTCAGTGCGAGTGGCGCCGCTGTAGACCTTCGTGAGATCATGCGAGAGTTGAACCTCTTCGAGGATTTGTTTAGCAATACCATGACGGGGAACCTGTTTCTTGCTGACACACAAAACCTCATCAACCTTCTCCCGATTGTGGGTGTTGAGCATTTGATTGTCACGCTATCCAAACCATCGGCTCCGTGGAAAATCAACAAGACGTTTCGTGTCTACAAAATCACAGATCGACGCAAGAGTGGGGCTTCCTCAGAAGATTACATTCTCCATTTCTGCTCTGAGGAATTGATTCTCAGTGAATCCTTGAAAATCTCAAAGTCCTACAACGGTATGCCAGTCTCCGCAATCATCAGCGATATTACCACCAACTTTCTCAAGATTGATTCGACCAAGTTCCCCGCTGCCGCACTCACCGCGACCGTTGGCAACTTTGACGTGGTGATACCATACTGGTCGCCCTTCCAAGCGATCAACTGGCTGTCACGCATGGCCCGCACTGGGACCCTTACGGGATGCTCGTTCGTCTTTTTCGAGGATGTCCGTGGTTATCATTTTGATTCCATCGAGTCTATGACGCAACAGGAACCACTCCAGATTATAAATTTTATGCCTATGAATTTCGCTGCCGCGACACGCGAAAAGAGCGCCAAGTCGGACACACAAATACGACTGGAATCCGCAGAGGAATATGAACTGGGTCAGGCGCCTGATTTGCTCAAGTCATTGTCGAGTGGCATGTATGCGAGCAGACTTAGCCGAGTGAACATCCTCGACCAGCAAATTAAGTCCTCGACGCAAAATGGCATCGAGTTTTTTGGCAAGACCAAGCACCCGAACAAAAATACGTTTATGCAGACGGGGCAGGACAGAACCCGGTCCACACACCCAGAGCATTTCGAGGCATTCCACCGTTCTGCCGTTGATAACCTGAAAATCGAAACGTGGCTGCTGCAACGCAATGCGTATATGTCAGCGATCCACGGATTTCAAGTGAAGATTGCTTTACCGGGTAACATGAACCTGCGCGTGGGGCAAGTGGTGGTGTTGAATCTACCGGCGGCTTCTATTGGTCTCAAGGGCGAGAAGCCACTGGATACCCAGTTCTCTGGAAAGTACCTGATCACCGCCGTTCGACACAAAGTTGATAGAGTTAAATATGCGTGTATCCTGGAATTATCAAAGGACTCTATTGGAACAACACTACCCGCCCCCCTTGATGGAAACTCCGCGATGAAAAAGATAAGGCAAGCATAATGGATACCAACATTGGTTCGCAATTTGTATGGTGGACGGGAGTCGTCGAGAGTCGCCAGGACCCCAAAAAGGTCGGGCGTTGTCGGGTGCGTATTGTGGGGTCTCATACGGACCTGAAGTCTGTGATACCCACCGCGGACCTTCCGTGGGCACACCCGCTGATTCCTCTCAACGACAATGCCTCATTGCAAATCAAAGAAGGTGATTATGTCGTGGGGTTCTATCTCGACGGGCAGGATTCTCAGGTGCCTATCATCATGGGCATTCTTCCAGGTATTCCGGTGGCACTTCCCGCGGCGACCGAGGGATTTGCTGACCCGAGAACAGGAGCAGAGCTATCCAGCGCACCCAGACAACCCGGTGCTTCGCGTGGGGTTCGATATCCTTCACGCTTGAATGAGTCAACCCTGTCGCGCTTGGCCCGCAATGAGAAGATTAGCCAGACTCCTATTCAATCGAAGAAAACTGGGGTAGCGAGAGCGGTACCAACAGCGGGTCCTGGTACATGGAGCGAGCCTGCGACAGATTATGCCGCGGTCTATCCATATAACCGTGTCATGGAAACAGAGTCAGGTCATATCTTAGAGTTCGATGATACGCCAGGTGCCGAGCGCATTCACATTTATCACCGCTCAGGTACATTTGAAGAAGTTCAAGCCGACGGAACGAAGGTCACACGAATCAAGGCTGATGCCTATGAAGTGGTTGTCGGAGAGAAGAACATCTATATCAATGGCGACTGTAATATCACGGCCCAGAACGATATCAACATAAAGGCGGGGATGAACGTCAAGATTGAAGCGGGGGCCAATATCATACTCAACGCCACGGGAGCAATCACAACTCAAGGCGCCCTACAGTCTCACACGGCAGCAGGTCCTATGTCTCTCACGGGTATTCCAATGAACTTGAATGGACCCCCAGGCGTGATTCTGCCTCCTCCGTTGCCGGTGGTTGTGGTGCTGGTGTAACATGGGAGTTGCTTTGCCTGTTGTGCGAATGGGTATTGACATGTGCAGCGGCCACCCTGCGGGACCGACATATTTTCCTCCACGGCCAGCCATTATGGGTTCACCTGACGTATTTGCCGATGGCATTCAAGTTGTGCGAGCAGGCATGGATTTGTGGGCCATGCACACCAATATCATCAGTGTGCATCCTGGAACTGGTATTATGGGTTCCACGACGGTGTTTGTCAATGGGGCCCCCATGATGCGGTTGACCGATCCTCTGGATTGTGGATCAATTGCAGCAATGGGCTCACCAACAGTGTTTTGTGGTTAGGGGGATTTATGGCGTTTGATCTCGATTTCGCTCACATACCTTCGGGCCTTGCGTTGCCCACGTTCCCGGCACCCGCGACTGGTATCAGTGATGTGTCAAAGAGTGTCATGGACAAGATCACGACTGATCCTGGAAGTTTGTTCAGCAACCCTATGCTTGGATCGGTGAACTTTTTGGGTGACAGTACCACCCGGTTGGAAGGGACCCTCCAGAGCATTGCATCCGGTGACCTGATCAATGGAGGTATCTCTCAGTCTGAGGCTCAAAATTATTTGTCTCTGGACCCTCTCCAAGACGTGCGGACCTCAATGGGTAATTTTATGATGCACACCGACCGGTTGTCTGGGTTGCTCAGGAGCCAGGGCATTCAAGCACCCGGGCTTCAACAAGTGCTCTCGATAGGGCTTCAGATGCAGAATATGATGACCATACTGGAAGCGGGTTCGGGGTGTCTCCCTGTGATCGGTGGGTGTACCGGGCTGTTTTCCACGGAGGACTTCAATGGCTTCACCAATCGAATCAACAACGTGCTGTCGTCCATTGAACGGGGGGCCGCGACCATTGCGGATATCACCGACACGGTCACTGTTGTTGCGAACTTCATTCGAGGGATCGTGGACAAAGACAGTCAGTTCTTGCAAAACTGTGTGAACCAGTTACAGGCCGCGGGTGTTGGCTTGGTCTTGGAGGCCCTCGATACGAACCCTTGCGCTCACTTTATTCTGGACACGATTTCTAATAAAAACCCCGGTGGTTTGCTTAACGTCCTCTCGAAACCCATTATCGGATAGCGTATAAATAACACCATGGCTAACCCTATCATTTACCAAGATTTTACGCTGGATTTTAATATCCACCCGATCAGGAAAGACCTGGTCCTCAAAAACAACGAGGATGCGGTTGTCCGGTCGATTATGAATTTGCTAAGAACGAACCACTACGAGGTACCATTTCACCCGGAGATTGGCTGCAACATTCGCAAGCTGTTGTTTGAAAATGTCTCCGAGTTCACGGCCCGAGACATCTCGCGGTTCATTCAAGAGACCATCGAGAACTTTGAACCGAGGTGTACCATCCAGAGTCTTGTGGTGTCTCCCAATGAGGACCTGAATGCCTACAATATCAAGCTCCGAGTATTCGTCAACACGTTTCCAAATGCATTGTCCGTAGACTTCATCCTTGAAAGGGTGCGCTAACATGCCCGAGAAACTAATTATCACAGACCTAGAGTTTGAAACCATCAAGACGAACCTCAAGGACTTTCTTAGTTCTCAGTCCACCTTCCTGGACTACAACTTTGAGGGGTCCGCACTGGCGACTCTGATCAACCTTCTGGCATACAACACCTACTACAATGCCTACTACACCAATATGGTGGCGAACGAATTGTTCATCGACTCCGCACAGGTCCGCAACTCCCTGCTCTCTCATTCGAAGTCGTTGAATTATACCCCCGGCTCTCGTAGGTCCGCGACCGCCATTGTGGACATCATGGTGACCCCTCCAGGTGGTAACACACAAGCGGTGCTCACGTTGGATCGGTTCACGGAATTTCAGTCACAGGCCATTGACGGCGTCAACTACACGTTCGTCCCAGTCGGTTCCCAATCGGTGTATAAAGAGAATGGGTCGTTCACGTTTCATGATGTGGAAATCAAATCAGGCACACCGCAGCTTGCTACGTTCACCTACGAAGTAATCGGCAATCCCGCTTCGCGCTTTGAACTCCCCAATGACGACATTGATACCGACACGCTGTTGGTGACCGTTCAGGTCTCGGATATCAACACGTCCTCGGAGGTTTTTCAACTTTCCTCTGATATCACGGAGATTGACGCAAACTCAGAGGTCTACTACCTGAGCACCTCTGTCAACAACAAGTACCAACTGACCTTCGGCGATGGTGCGGTTTCATTGGCGCTGTCCAACGGGAACATTGTCATTGCGACGTACCTCTCGACCCCGGGCGCCAATTCGAACAAAGCGAATTCCTTTGCCACAGGATCTATCGGCGGATTCTCGAATGTCATCATCACCCCCATCTCATCGGCTTCTGGTGGTGCTGAACGCGAGTCCGACGATTCGATTCGTCGCAATGCCCCGTTGGCCTACACCTCTCAGAACCGTGCGGTGACCCAGAAGGACTACGAATCGCTGCTGAAGTCGCTGTACCCCAACATTCAGAGCATCTTTGTATGGGGCGGTGAGGACAACATACCCCCAGTCTATGGCAAAGTATTCATCTCCATTGCCCCCAAAGAGGGAGTGATTATCAACGACGCCGAGAAAGCCAGAATCTCCTCAGAGATACTGGGTCCCATCTCGATTCTCACGATCACACCCGAATTGGTAGACCCGGACTATGTGTACCTCAAGTTTGAAACGACGGTGGAAGTGGATGGCAAGAAAACGACATTGACTGCTCCTCAGATTGTAACAACGGTACGCACTGCTATCGTGGATTACTGTGAAGATACGTTCAACCAATTCGGGGCCATCTTCGTGATCTCGAAGTTTAGCAGAGCCATCGATGATTCTCTCGCAGCGATCATTGGGTCCGACACCACAGTGCGCCTGGAGAAACGCTTCACGCCCACACTCAATACTCGTTCGACCTATACCGTCAGCTTTGCGACCCCATTGCATCATGCCCCAATTCAGAGTGCGCTCAAGTCAACAGCCTTCACGGTGTATGACAGCACCAATACATTGCGGACCGCGTACCTGGAAGAGGTGTTCAATTCCTCAACTGGGGTGGATTCGATCAACATCACCAACCCAGGATTCAACTATGTTGATCCCCCAACGGTGACGATCACCGGAGACGGCACGGGTGCGCTCGCTGAAGCCACGATTGTCAACGGCCGTATTGAAACGATCACCGTGACCAAGCGCGGGACTTCCTACACTTCAGCCATCGTAACCATTACAGGTGGCGGTGGAGAGGCGGGGGAAGCGTCAGCAGTCGTGCAATCAAAGTTTGGGACCCTGCGTTCGTTCTATTACAACAGCAACTCTGAGAAGGTTGACATTGACCCAGAAATTGGGATCATTGATTATCTCAAGGGCGAGGTGGTCATTTCGGATTTGAATGTCGTGGAGTCCCTGACAGACACCGAGGACATACGCATCAATGTGGAGCCCGAGGCTTCCATCATCGAGACACAGCAAAATCAATTGCTTCTCCTGGACGACGATGACGCAACAGCTATCAACATCTCTGTGATTGTGCGGTAAATTTTATGGCAAATACCATTTCTCTTTTGATCCGGCAGCAATTGCCTGAGTATATCCGCAACGATTATGACACCTTCGTGGAGTTTGTGGCGGCCTACTACGAATGGATGGACCAGTCCGGCAATGCGGTCAATCTTAGCAAAAACATTCCCGCCTACATGGACCTTGACACGAGCCTCAACGATTTCATCACCTACTTCATCAAGCAATTTTTGCCTCTGTTTCCACCTGATCTGTTGACGAACCCCACGTTTTTCATTCAGCACGCCAAGGAATTCTATCGGTCCAAAGGTACCGCCAAGGCTGTCCGGTTGCTCTTTCGGCTGCTCTATGACCAAGACATTGAAGTATTCTATCCCAAACAGAGCGTATTGAGGGCCTCGTCAAGCGGCTGGACCAATACTCCCTCACTCAGAATGGACCCTACCCTGTGGACCATTCAGTATGGTGACGGTGCGAATACGCGCTTCAGGGCCCTGGATACCTCCATTGGCGCAACGGTCACTGTGTATCTCAATTCAGTGCTGCAGGTCTCTGGGTACAATCACAGCCCCAACGAACCCTATATTATTTTTACCGCTGCCCCAGGCGCGAACGTTGAGGTCAAGGTCGAATACATCGGCGAGGAACTCATCGACCTGTTTGACACCAACGAAATTGTGGTGCGCTGGGTGGGGCAAATCTCGGGCGCGAGTGGAATTTCAGAGACCCTTCAAGAAGTGGTTGACAGTGGTATCACACAGATGGACATGCGGGTTTCGAAACCCCTGGGCACCTTCACACAATTTGAATTGGTGAAGGGTCGCTGGACCTACGATATTGACACA